TAATGTCGTCAAGCGCAACAAGCACAATCAGCTTATTTGGCGATGCACTTGTGATTGCGGAACAGAATGCGAGGCGCTTGGCTTTTTGCTGCGGCGTGGTGAGAAGCAATCATGCGGTTGCCTAAAAAAAGAAGCGATAGCAAAAGTTAACTATCGTCATGGGAAAACACGCACGAAAATATATGCAATTTGGCATTCTATGATGCAGCGTTGTTATGACAATAATAGCCATGCTTATTCACGATACGGCGAGCGTGGAATTACTGTATGTGACAAGTGGAAATCATTTGATGGTTTCTACGCTGACATGGGCGACAAACCAGATGGAATGTCGCTAGAGCGCGTCGATAATAACGGCGGATACTCACCTGAAAACGTCGTTTGGGCATCGCAAAAAACGCAATCTAATAACCGGCGCAGTAACGTAATCCTTGAGTATATGGGCCGAAAACAGACCATGCAGCAATGGGCTGATGAAACAGGCATTAAAACCCAAACTATATGGGCGCGACTACACCGTGGATGGTCGGTAGAGCGTGCTATTTCGGAGGCAGCATGACCATTGAGCGTAAACTACTGGGAACAGTGGATGCTGCGGCCAATGAGGCTGTGTATATTGAGGATACGTTTTCTACCACATTATATACTGGAACAGGCGCAAGCCAGACGATTACCAATGGTATCGACTTGGCTACCAAGGGCGGGTTGTTTGTTGTTAAATCCAGAAGCGGCGTCGGTGGCATGAATTTCACCGACACAACTAGAGGTGTTAGTTCAACATTACAAAGCAGCGCTACGAGTGCGGCGGTTGATTACGGTTCATTTAGTTCATTCAACACTGATGGTATGACCATAACGGGGCCTGACACCTTTGTAAATGTTTCTGGAACTACATTTGCCTCATGGACCTTCCGCAAGCAGCCTAAGTTTTTCGACATCGTAACCTACACTGGCACAGGTTCTGCGAGAACAATTAGTCATAACCTCGGGTCAACTCCCGGTATGATTATTGTTAAGCGGACGGATAGCACAGGTGGCTGGTTTGTTTACCACCGCTCGACAACTGCGGCTGGCATCGTTCAGCTCAATACCACCGCTGCCTACGCCGCTGATGCAACGATTTGGAACAGCACAGAACCAACGTCGTCAGTTTTCAGTCTGGGAACAAGTTCGGCTGTAAATGCTTCAGGTGGAACCTACGTCGCCTACCTGTTCGCCCATGACGCTGGCGGCTTCGGCGCTGCTGGCACTGATAGCGTTGTGTCGTGTGGTAGCTTTACGACTGACGCCTCTGGTAATGCGACGGTTAATCTTGGGTGGGAGCCACAGTGGGTATTGGTTAAGCGGTCATCAGCAGCAGCTAACTGGAAGCTATACGATAATATGCGTGGTGTTCCAACCGGAGGTAGCGACAGCGTATTGTATCCAAACGTATCTGATGCCGAAGCAGTCCCATTTGATGCGATTGATTTCACATCGACTGGATTTAATTGGAAGCTAGACGGAAACAGCGTTACAAATATCTACCTCGCCATCCGCCGTGGCCCGATGAAAACGCCGACTGATGCGACGAAGGTGTTTGCGCCTGTTGTTCGCGCAGGAAACAACATTGCAGCCTCTATAACAAGCCTGGGATTTACTCCTGACTTAATTGTTACACGCTCTCGCGCAACTATTGGAACTGGCGGCTGGACGAATAGACTTGTTGGTAGAACAAAATACTTATACTCAAGCAGCACATTGCAGGAAAATGGTAATACTGGAATCGATAGTAGTTCAACTAGGGATATAACATCTTTTGATATGCTTGGGTTCTCAATTGGGGCTGCTCCATACAATACACAAATAAACAATGGTTCAGATGTATTTCATGTCTTCCGCCGCGCCCCCGGTTTCTTTGATGTCGTGTGTTACACTGGAACTGGTAGTGCAAGGACTGTTGCGCATAATCTTGGTGTTGCGCCTGAGTTTATGATTGTAAAGATAAGAGATGCCAGCGCTAGCTGGGCGGTTTATTCTGCTGCTAGTGCCTCACAATTTCTTTATATAAATACCACACAGGCAGCAACTGCATCTACTACACATTGGAATGCTACTTCTCCGACAAGCTCAGTTTTTAGTTTAGGTACAAGTACTATCACTAACTTTAGCGGATACAACTATGTAGCCTACCTATTCGCAACCTGTCCCGGCGTCTCGAAGGTTGGAAGTTACACCGGCAGCGGCACAACGAAACAAATAGACTGCGGGTTCACCAACGGCGCACGTTTCGTTCTCATTAAGCGAACTGACAGCACAGGCGATTGGTATGTATGGGATACAGCGCGCGGCATCATTAGTGCTAACGACCCATATCTCTTGCTAAACTCAACAGCAGCCGAAGTAACCAACACCGACTACATTGACCCATATAGCGCTGGCTTTGAGATTAGCTCAACGGCACCAGCAGCAATCAATGCGTCTGGCGGTAGCTTCATTTATCTTGCCATCGCGTAGGGAGAAACTCATGCGATACCGTATTAGAGAAACCGGCGCGGTCGTTTACGATAACGAGTTCCGCGCGCTATATCCAAACACCAGCTTCCCGGCTGTTCTGACTGTTGAACTTCTGAATGACTTTGGCGCTGACCCTGTGCTTGAAGGGCCGCAGCCTATGCTGACGGCTGACCAGTATGCGCGGTATGATGGCGTTGAGCAAACTGAAGGCACATGGTTTACCGTTTACACGGCTGTTGATTATACGCCGGAAGAGCTAGCCGCTCGCCTAGAGCAGTGGCGTCAGCAAACCTCATGCACACCATTTCAGGGCCGTATAGCACTCTCGGACGCTAACCTTTTGGCTAATGCCGAGGCGGCTGTGAATGCGGCTGATGAGAAGACAAAGACCGCCTGGGAATACGCTCTAGTCTGGCAGCGCTCGTCACCGATGATTGCTGCGCTTGGCTCAGCTCTTGGCATGACCGACGAGCAGATAGACGACCTTTTCAAAGCTGCTCAGCAGATTACGGCCTAATAACAGGGACGGCATAGATGCTCGGATTACACCCTCTTAGCGGAGCGCCTATTGCCGCGTCGGTGTATCCGGCTCTTGATGCGTCATTATCATCCTCTGAGGCGTCCGATACCGCATCGGTAAGCATAAGCGCTACTACGCCGGCAACACTTTCGGCTACGGATAGCCCTGATACAGCCTCGCTCAGCGCTAGCCTGACATCCTCGCTTAGCCTGACGGCTACGGATACTCAGGATACGGCGAGCCTTTCCGCCGGCATATCGGCAAGCTCTAGCCTATCCGCCACAGAGGCGGCTGATACGGCGTCTCTGAGCGTTTACTCAGTTACGTTAGCCAATCTGGCTGTCACTGACGCGCCAGATACGACAGACATATCAATCCAGCCAGACCTGACATTCAGGTTTATTATTGTCCAGGCGGTTGAGGCGGCAGATACTGCGTCTGTCTCTATTGACCTGTCAGATTTTATCAATCTGTCGGTTACAGAAGCTAAAGACACGGCTTCTATCTCGACAGCTATTGTCGCGACGACCTCGTTTGCTCTTACCGATGCGCCTGATAGCGCCTTTGGCGAGGCGAATGTCTCTTGGTGGTTTAATCTGTCAACGACAGATGCGCCAGATACCACTGACTTTGCGTTTATCACTCGCGCCTCTGCTGACCTGGCTGCGACTGACGCACCAGACGTTACCAACTTCAGCATTGACGCCATGCTCAATCTGTCGCTAGCCGCGACAGAGGCGACTGATACGGCTGATTTTGTAGCCGAGCAGAAAATCATCACGCTCACTGCGACTGAGGCGACAGATACATCTTATGTCGTCGTCACGATGACAGGCAGCGGCAGCTTTGCAGTCTCTGAAAGCAAAGATACGGCAAACGTCATACTTTATGGCCAATGGGGCGAGCTAATCACTCCTGCGGCGACTAACTGGCAACTGGTGGCTTAGCAATGGCTAATACATATACCGCAAACTACAATCTGACTAAGCCAGAGGTTGGCGCTGCCACTAACCAGTGGGGTGGCCTGATAAATTCCAACTTCGACGCGATTGATACTGAGATTAAGGCTCGCGAGACAGCTATTACGTCTGCAACAGCTACGGCAAATGCAGCGTTGCCAAAAGCTGGCGGCACGATGACTGGGTTTATTACCCTTCACGCAAACCCCTCTAGCAACTACCATCCTGCTACTAAGCTGTATTGTGACACGTCATTTATGCCGCTGTCCGGTGGCGCGTTTACAGGTCAGGTCACGCTTGCTGCTCAGCCTACAGACGCATCCGCCGACCTAGCTGTTTCAACCGTAAAATATGTTAAGGATAAGGTATCTCAGGCTGAGATAGCTGCCGGTGCTGGTCTACCGTCAACTGGCGGCTCCATGACTGGATATCTGACGCTAGTTGGCGCACCAGTTAATAACCTTCACGCTGCTACGAAAGCATATGTAGACAGCGCAGAAGCCGCTGCTACAGCCGTGGCTAATTCAGCATTGCCTAAGTCTGGTGGAACTATGACAGGCGCTATCGTCCTGTCTGGCAATCCGACGATTGACCTACACGCTGCTCCGAAACAATACGTCGATACATTTGTGCCGAAATCCGGCAACGTCACCATGACTGGCCCGCTTATTCTGTCCGGCGACCCGGCAAATGCTAATGGTGCTGCAAATAAAAGCTATGTAGACACCAATTTCCTTGGCAAGACCGGCAACCAGTCAATGACTGGGTATCTAACGCTGAATGCTGACCCTACATCTGCGCTTCATGCAGCGACCAAGCAATATGTAGATAACTATACTGTCCCGAAAGCCGGCGGCTCATTTACTGGTAACGTCACAATACCTAATCTGACGATTTCCGGCTCATCCGTTACAGCTACAGGCGCGACGATTAGCTGCTATCAGTTGACAGCTAGCTATGACATCACTCTATCGTCTGATGTTAGGCTCAAGGAAGATATTCGCCAGATTGATGATGCGCTTGCACTGGTCAATCAGCTTCGCGGCGTCTCGTATGTCCGCAAGGATACGAAGAAAGCAAGTGTTGGCGTCATCGCTCAAGAAGTTGAGCAAGTCATTCCTGCCCTCGTGCATACGGACGAAAACGGCCTCAAATCGGTTGCCTACGCCAACATGGTTGGCGTCCTCATTGAGGCTGTAAAAGAGCTTTCCAACCGCGTTAAAGAGCTTGAGGCGCGCTGATGGGCACTACTGTTGTCAATGGCGTCACATACGTCAATGCTAGTGGAGCTATTAATTTCGCTGATATTGCAGCTTCGTTCGGAAATGGCGTCAATCGTATGTCGGCATTGCGTGGCACAAAATACTACAAGTCAGATTTTTCGCGTGGCAATTTTTCCTCAACTGGAAACCTATCACTCGGCGTAGTCAGAGGAACTAGCGGCAGCTTGCCAAGAGTAAACCGGGCGTCTTGGCCTAGCACAGGCATTCAATTCACGTCAGGTAATATCACTCTACCATCAGGCTTCAATACCATATCATTTATTATCTATGCTAATGGTGGTGGCGGTGGCGGCGGAAACGGCTCAACATGCGTCCAGTTTAATCCTAGCCCGCCATATAACTGCATGAACGCTGTAACGGTCAACGGTGGAGCTGGCGGCACAGGCGGCACAACATCAGTAACAATTAATGGAACTGTATATTCTGCGACAGGTGGCGCAGGCGGCAACCAAGGCGCGACCGGCGCTAACGGTACGCCTGACCCAGGCGCTAGAAATGACGTATTCCCTGGTGGCTCTGGTAATGGCACAGGTGGCAAAGGCGGCGTTAGAGATGTCACCACCATTAACGCTGACACCAACTGGGCTGCTGCATCTGCATTATTTGGAGCCGTGCTAACGCCAACATACGGAGCTGCTGGAACTGGCGGCGGCGGTGGTAGTGGAAATCTGACTACGGGTGGAAATGGAAATCCAGCGCCCTATGCATTTGCTGGAATAACAGTTTTCGTTGATAGCAACCTTTACTGATAAGTGAATGATAGCATGAATATCAGCTATCTTACGACATACGACAAGCTGACCAATCTTTCCTAAAGGCTGAATAATGGCGTTTAAGACCCTTCTTCTTCCGCCCGGCATCGAGCGGAACGCGACGCCATACGATACTCCCAGTCGCTACTGGGATATGAATATGGTGCGCTGGCAGGCTGGGACATTGCGCCCAGTCGGCGGTTGGCAGCGCGCGACTAGCACGCCGTTAGATAGCACGGCTCGTTGCATCCATATGTATCGAGACAACGATAATGTGCGTCATATTCTAGTCGGCACAGAAAACAAACTGTATATCGACACAGGCACGACGTTTACGGATATCACTCCTACCGGATTTGTCCCGCTAGACCAGATTGGCACGGCGGCTGGCTATGGCACTGCTGAGTATGGATATTACACCTATGGTGACGCCCGCCCAGGACTGTCTACGCTCTACTCAGCATTGCCATTCTGGAGCATTGCTAACTGGGGCGAGGATGTCGTACTCACTGCTAATTCTGACGGTCATTTGTATCACTATACGACAGATACGACGACGACTAAGCCAGTAAAGGTCACGACAGCTCCAAGTGGTATTTCATGCGTTGTCGTCACTGATGAGCGTCATATCATGGCCATTGGCGCGTCAGTTGCTGGTGTTGCTGGTGGTGCTCAGCGCCGCGTAGCCTGGTCTGATAGAGAGGACTACACAGACTGGGATTTTGCGTCATCTGTTAATACGGCTGGATATCTTGACTTGGATGCTAGGACGCCGCTGACCAAAGCTGTGAAGGTTAGAGAGGGTGTCCTAATCCTATCTCTTTCGGAAGCATATCTGGCTCGATATGTTGGACTTCCGTATATCTACGGAATTGAGCGCCTTGCTGATACGACAATTCTTTCTCCTGCTGCATTTGCTGAGTTTTCTGGCAAAGCTATGTGGATGGGTCGTAACGGCTTCTGGTATTATGAGGGTGGGTTTATCAAGCCGATTGAATGCCCGATTGCTGGCGATATCTTTGCCAACATTGACCCGATATATGGCCCGCGTCGCTCTCATGCCTTTCATAACGGCGCATTCCCAGAGGTGTGGTTTTTTTACCCGACAACAGGGCAGGCAGAAACAAACCGCTATGTGATGTATAACTACGCTGAGAATTGGTGGGCATGGGGTGAAATGTCCCGCACAGCCGGTGTATCTGGTGAGACGTATCCAAGGCCGTTTATGGCAGGCACAGACGGCCACCTATACGAGCATGAGTTTGGATGGACAGCTGCCGGCGAGCCAAGGACAAATATATACGCCGAAACAGGCGTATTGCCATTAACAGATGGCGGTCGTGGTATCGTCATCAATTCGCTGCTTCCAAACAGCGGAGACGGCTATGACAGCATGAAATTCCGTTTTTATAGCCGGCAGACGCCTGAAGGTGATGAGCGGACATTTGGCCCATATAATCCGCGCTCTAATGGCTATATGGACTGCCGCGTTAATGGCCGGGATGTCAGAATGCGGATTGAGGCGACCAAGGATATTGACTGGAGCATCGGTCAGATACGTTTCAACGTAGAGAGCGGGACTGGAAGATGAATATCAATCTCCCGCCACCTCCGCTGAGCTATTCGCCAAGCTCTTTTGTCCAGGTATTCGACGCCATCAAGCGCTCATTGCTTCCCGCTGTTAGCAAGGATGAGGCTGTATCTCGTATCCTGTTGCAGTCACCTGATGGCAAGGTCTGGGAAGTAACGATTAGCAATGCCGGTGTTTTAACGACAGCTATAAATGACGGCAAAACTCGCGTCTGATGTCCTGCAAAGCAGGCTCCGCAAAGCTCTGAGATTAGCCGGTAACACACACACGATAGAAGACATAAGCCATGCTGTAGCGCGTGGCGATATGCAGTGCTTTGTCCATGGCGACAGCTTTGTAATAACCGAAGTAGCAACGACGCCACGAGCTAAGTATCTAAACGTATTCTTGGCTGTAGGCGACATATCGCTAATGGCGCTTAATCAAGAGCTAATTGAGTTTGCTGAGCGTAACGGCTGCAAGTGGATGCAGACGATTGGTCGGCACGGCTGGAAGGCTGTGCTTCCTGAATACGGCTGGAAGCCGACACATACGTTATTCATACACGAGGTAGGGACAAATGGGTAAGTCTTCCGGCGGCTCGCCATCTATTATGATGCTTCCTAGCCAGCAGTCGTCGTCGTCTACTGTGTCGCTTCCGGCATGGGTTGACCAGGCGGCGCAGGAAAATCTGCGTATGGCCAATGAGGTATCTGGACGGCTACCCGGCCCATATACTGGCGAGCGTGTTGCCTCCATGACGCCTGGCCAGACTGGCGCGATTGACGCAATCAATCAGAATGTCGGCTCTACGAATGCTGCATTCCAGAATGCGTCGAATGTTGCCCAGCGAGCTATGCAGACAGCTACGCCGGCTTACCAGAGCGCGATGAGCCTGACTGGCAGCGCGCTTAATCCGATGTCTGTGCAAAATGCAATCTCTGGATTAAATCAGGCGGCGCAGCGCGGATATAATAACGTCCAGGCTAGCGGCAATCCTATCGAAGGCGCATTGCAGACGCTTGGC